AAACAATCATATGAAGAGTATTATATCTCCTTTAACTTCAAGAACGTTCTGGGAGATGATACTATAACTTCTGCTACTGTAACGGTGGTAGATGCTCTTGGAGCTGATGCGACCAGTACACTCACAACTGCGGGTTCCCAGGTGATTTCTGGTTCTAACGTCAATGTTTGGGTAAAAGCTGGAACTGCTCAGAGATATAAGATTACCTGCAAGATAGTATCTTCGTCTGGGGAGAAGTATGAGCAAGATGCTTATATTGTCGTTGAGGAAGAATAACTAATGAGGGAATCTGAAATGTGTGAAGGAAATGGAGAAGAGCGGAGACATAATAGACTTCATGAGGATGATATTAAGTTAATTGTATCAGGTATTTCAAAGTCACTGAGTGATCATTACTGTAGGTTTTCGTCGATTAAAAGAGATGATATGTATGAAGTGATTCCTTTTATTGTTAAGTTCAAGAGGTTGTCAGAGAAGATAGGATCAATCATTCTTGTGGTAGTGGTTACAGGTATCACAGGCGGACTTCTTGCCTTGTTGTCCATGGGCTTCTGGGGGAAAAGAGGATAAGATGCCTACATTTTCTGATGCTTCAAAAAGTAGACTCGCAACTTGTCATCCAGATATACAACTGGTGATGAATGAAGTCATTAAGTATTTTGACTGTACTATACTGGAAGGCCACAGAGGGATGGTAGCGCAGAATAAAGCTTATAACGAGGGTAAATCTGAGGTTATGTGGCCTAATGGGAAGCATAATAAGATACCCTCAGATGCAGTTGATACTGTACCATATCCGGTTAACTGGAAAGACATCAATAGGATCTGTTACTTCGCTGGATTCGTAATGGCAATAGCTTTGAAGATGGGTATCAAACTTAGGTGGGGTAAAGATTGGGATGGTGATACTGATCTCAATGACCAGAGCTTTCAAGACGGCCCTCACTTTGAAAGGATAGGATAATGTGGGACTTCATAGGAGCAATAGCAACTGTACTTGTTACAGGAGTTGGGTTTCTATTCTTGATGCCGAAGACTATTGACTGGCTAACAGAACAGATTATGAAAATAAGGTGGGTGAAGAAATGAAAGATTTAGCTGTGTGGCTTAAGGGTTTTGGAGTAGCAGTGCTGTCTGGTGCGATTGCCGGAACCACTGGTTCTGTTGTAGCTCCAGAGGCTATCAATACTGAGGATGGTAGGGCAGCTCTAGCCACCGTTGCTGCCATTGGTGCTGCTAAGGGTGCATACCTGTATCTGACCAGTTCTCCAAGGTATCAGAGGAGAGGTAATGAGGAGAGAAGGAAAGGATGATAAGATACAGGGATCTTACTGAGGAGCAAAAGGCTATCATCTGCAACGGCTGTGGCCCTAAGGGTGGATGGGTGCCAGTACCGGAGTTCTTCTGCCATGCCTCCTGTGATCATCATGATTTCAACTATTGGTTGGGATATAGAGAGGAAGACCGGCTGAAGGCGGATAGACAGTTCTACACTGAGATGAGAAAAGATGCTGGTTGGAATCCTTGGAAGTTATCAGTAGCTCTTACCTACTATCTGGCCGTCAGGGTATTTGGAAAGTCATTCTTTCATTATGCCAAGAAGGAAAGGGATGTAACTGATCTTTTAATCTATGTAGCTATAGAGAAGAATAAGAGAAATATGCACGCTATGGTGTAAAAATCACCAAAGAGGGAGAGAATGGAGAGAACTCCAGAAATAGACAATGTCCTTGAGAAATGTTATCTGAGTACAAAGACCTCAGCAAAGGTACTGTTCCCAGATAGGTTTCACAGGAACTTCTCTACTCTCCATGATGAGATATTTAAGGTTCTGGATGATGATAAGATTCAAAAGGTGGTCATCGCTGCTCCTCGTGGTTTCGGTAAGACAACGATTGATACTATAGCATATCCAGCTAAGAAGATACTCTTTCGGGAAAAGAAATTCATAGTCCCCATCTCGTGCACCGCCACTAATGCTGTCATGCAGGGTGAAAACCTGAAGCGGGAGTTGATGAATAATCTGGATATCCAGAGGCTCTTCGGCCCTATGAAGAGTGAGAAGTTCTCTGCTGAGCAATGGATAACTGCGAGTGGCACTATGGTAATGCCAAGAGGTGCAGGTCAGCAGGTGAGAGGTATCTTATATGACAGGTACCGTCCAGATCTTATTATCTGTGACGACCTCGAGGACGCTGAAAGCGTTGAGAGTGAAGAGCAGAGAGCAAAGATCAAGCAGTGGTTCTTCTCTGATGTTTGTAACTCTGTGGATCGTGGATCTAAAGATTGGAAGATAGTGGTGGTTGGTACTGTGCTGCACCAGGATGCATTGTTAGTGAATCTCCTCGAGGATCCAGATTGGCATGCTGTGTGGCTCTCATTGTGTGATGATAACCTGAAATCCAACTGGCCGGACTTTATGACTGATGACGAGGTTAGGCACTTGTATGAGAGTCATAAGAACAAGGTTCCCAGTCAGCTGGATTTATTCTATCGGGAATATAGGAACATACCTATATCCACCGAAGATGCGACATTTAGACAGGAATACTTCAAGAACTACAGCGAACCAGAGTTGGTGAAAAGTGTTGAGGGTAAGAGGGATCAGCTGAAGACGGTAGTGATTATAGATCCTGCAAAGACAGTGAAGTTACATTCTGCAGACTCTGCCATAGTTGGTGTGAGTGTAGATAGGGAAACCAGGAAGATATATATTCGGGATGTGATCTCTGAGAAGTTATATCCTGATGAACTTTACGACCTGTCCATCAACATGGTGGCAAGGTTAGGGGCCTTTATCCTGGCACCGGAGGTAACCTCCTTGAATGAATTCATCCTTCAACCAATGAAGAATCAGATGAGAAAGAACAACTGTCATGCGAGGTTGTTAGAGCTGAAAGCTAGGGGGAAGAAAGAAGACCGAATTGCTGCTCTGGTTCCATACTATCGCCAAGGCTTCGTATACCACAATCCTTCTTGCTGTATGAAGTTGGAGGGCCAGCTTATGGCATTCCCAAGGAGCCGGTTATGGGACGTCATGGATGCTGTAGCGTATATAGTAGAGATCATGGAACTGGAAAATGAGTACTTTGAACCACCAGAAGAGGAACTTGCTGATGAGGATTATAGTGAGCTTCTAAATGACGATCCTGTTGAGGAATATAGATACTGTGCATAAGGGAGACAAAGATGCCTTACATTGATTATGGGTCAGATTTTAACAGTAGGAAAACAGACTTCACTAATGTGAGTTATGACTATGAGTATCCAGATGATCTGGATCTGAAGCCTGGAAGTGATCTGCATAACAGTTTGGTGGACAAGATCAGGCAGAGAGCTCTGGCCTCACATAGAGTCATGTCCCGTAGATATGGTGACTGGAATGAGATAGACAGGACACTTACTGCATATATAAATCTTGATGATAAAGAGGAATATAGGAAAAGTAAGGATTCTAGGAAACCAGCATCTATAGTCTTCCCGTACTCATATGCCATTATGGAAACCCTTTTGAGCTACCTAGTAGCAGCTTTCTTTCAAGATCCTATATTCCGGTACGAGGGTGTGAGCCCAGAGGATACTATTGGTGCTATCATGATGGAGAAGGTGATAGACCTTCACTGCAACAAGACTAAGGTGGCTCTCAATCTTCACACGCTTTTCAGAGATAATCTTGCCTATGGTTTCGGTGTCGGTGCTCCTGGATGGAGAGTGTCTAGGGGATGGAAAACGGTAAGACAGGAAGACAGAGGTTTCTTTGGAAATCTTAGAGGATTTAAGAAGAGCTTTGAGGAAGCTATCTTGTTTGAAGGTAATGAGTTGAACAATATTGACCCTTATCTCTGTCTTCCTGACCCTAATGTAGCTATTCATGATCACCAGAAGGGAGAGTTCTTTGGGTGGCTTGAGCAGACGAATTATTTGGATCTGTTGACGAAAGAGAGAAATGATGGAATAATCTTTAATGTCAAGTATCTCAACAAGCTTAACAATCGTAGATCTGTATTTTTGATGGATAAGAGTGATAGGGAGAAGAAGTTTGGGAGTGGGGGTGGTAAGGAGTATGACAGTACTGTGACCAATAGAGTCGACAACATCAACATGGTGGTTAAGCTTATACCAGCAGAGTGGAAGCTTGGCAAGAGGGAGTATCCTGAGAAGTGGTCTTTCACTCTTAGTGCCGATGAGGTGATCATTAAGGCTAAGCCTCTGGATCTCGACCATGACTTGTTTCCCATGGTAGTGTCTGCTGCAGATTTTGATGGGTATTCTAGCACTCCAGTCTCACGGATAGAGATTCTTAATGGTATGCAAGGGATATTGGACTGGTTGTTTAATACTCATATCAGTAATGTGAGGAAGAATATAAATGATCTCCTTATTGTCGATCCCTATCTTGTCAATGTGAAAGATGTAGAAAAGAGAGAAGAAGGTGGTCTTATTCGGCTTCGTCGTCCTGCGTGGGGCAAGGGTACGAAGGATGCAGTAACACAGCTTGCTGTGAATGATGTAACTAGGGGACACATTCAGGACTCCTCATGGATAGTACAATGGATGCAGAAGATAGGGGCTGCAGATGACTCAGCTATGGGGGCGCTGAGACAGGGAGGACCTGAAAGGTTAACTGGTGCTGAGTTTGAGGGGACACGAGCAGGTGCGGTTTCCAGACTTGAGAGACTGGGTAGAGTGATAGGATTACAGGCACTCCAAGACATCGCTTATATGTTCGCCTCTCATACTCAGCAGCTTATGGATGAAGAGCTGTATGTGACCACTACTGGTCGGTGGCAGAAGACATTAATGGCTGAGTATGGAGATAAGGTGGTGAAGGATAGGATGAAGGTTTCTCCCTTTGATATCCTTATCAATTATGATATAAAGATGAGGGATGGAAGCGTTCCTGGTAGCAACTTCTCACAAGTTTGGATGCAAATGTTTCAGGTGCTGGCGGAACATCCTAGCTTGCAGCAGAAGTTTGACATAGTGAGAATCTTTAAGCACATAGCCAGGAACTCTGGTGCAAAGAATGTAGAGGAATTTGAAACGCAGACGCAAGTGCAGGCTATGCCAGATGAGCAGGTGCAAGAGCAGGCTCAAGCTGGGAATATTATTCCTTTTGATCAAGCTGTAAATGAGAGGATGGTATGATAAGTATAAAAGAAATAGAAGATTTCAAAAGCAACTCTGTGTGGAAAGTCTTTAAAGCTGAGATGGAAGTGATGAGGAAGAATGTTTTAGAGACTATGGTTAAGGAAACTGAATTGATGGCTATTGGTAGAAGTCAGGGTCGGGCAGAAGTTCTTGTCGATCTTATGATGTGGCCGGATTTACAGTTAGAAGAAGCAGAAAGAGATAATGAGAAGGTAGAAAAGGAGAACGAAGATGAGTGAAGAGGATAAAGATCTTGAGGGTGAAAATCAGCAGGAACAGATAGATGATGTCTTTGGGTTTGAGAGTGCTGGTGGGGAAAATAAGAAGGATGAATCTGACGATAATGCAGATGAGAAGAAAGAGGATGAAGGTACTGATGGTGCCGATAGTGGAGATGATAAGAGTGAAGGGGATAAAGAGGATAAAGGTTCTGAGGATGAAAAGGCTGATGGAGTTGAGGATAAGATCGCTGCCAGTGGTGAGCCTTCAGAGCTTGATATTCTTAAGGAGCAGAATAGACTTCTGCTGGAGAGGGTAGAGAAGCTATCTGAGAGCATGATGATTAGGCCTCAGGTTTTTAAGTCTGAGGAGACTAAGGATGAGAAACCAGGAGATGCTGAGAAGAAAGAAGCTATTGCTGATGCTCTCGTAGATGTCATTGGTGATCTTGATATTGATGAAGTGGTGAGTGATAAGAAACTCTTTAATCAGGTAATAGGCAAAGTTATCTCTGCTACTAAGGACGCTACCAGAAAAGAGATCATGTCTATGTTGCCTGAGATTATTGGTCAGCAGACGATACAGCATCTTAATATTAAAGAGCTGACTAGTAAGTTTTATGAGGAAAATGAGGATCTGGTTCCGTTAAGGAAGACGGTATCTGTGGTAGCTGCTAACCTGTATGCTGAGGATCCGAAGTTAGATCCCATCAGCTTGATGTCAAAAGCAGCTGACAGGACCAGAGAGATGTTGGGTATTAGAAAGGTGAAACCCTCTGGTGATGGTAAGGGTGGTAATGGTAGTGGAAGGAAAAGAAATCCTGAGTTTCCTTCCGGTTCGTCTAAGAAGGCGAGCAGAATATCTGGGCAGGAAATGGATTCTGTTCAGAAAGATATTTATGATACTTTAGGAATTTAAGGAGGATTTGTTTATGGATAGACAAGATAGAATCAACGGGGAAGTGAAGGGTGGGAATACACTGGTTTTGAACTTTTCTGCAACAATGCTTACATATCAGATGAAACCTTCAGATCAGAATATTATAGCTTATTCTGACCAGGCTGATGATGCAGCGATTTTAACGCTTCCAAGTTTGGCTGAAGCTGCTGGGAAGTTTTACTATGTGTGTGCTCCTACTGGTGCAACTGCTGGTGATATTTCTCTGTATGAGAAAGAGACTGGGGCTGAGTTTGCTACCAACGGTGATATGGATGCAGATGATGACTATATACTTCTGTATTCTGATGGTAGAAAGTGGAGAACTATTATTGATGGTGTTGCTTAATAGTATTTAACTCTTAAAACTTTTGGGAGGGATTATGAATCTTTTATCATATCTTAGGAGAGGGACAACTGACGGAACTGCTAATGTTCTTTTGAAAGATATTATCGGTAGTAAGGTTGATGCTGCTGCTCCGGTAGGCACAACTAAGTCTCTAGTAGCATATGCCAAGCAGGGCATTATGCAGAGTTGGAGATGCGTCGAGAAATCTGATGGGAGTGTTCCTAATAACACTACTGATGATCTTTTCACTATCACTGGTGGTCCTATTAGGTGCAAAATTGTAGGGCTTGTAACCACTATTATTGGTGGTGCTGCTAATGCAAGACTGCGACACACAACTGTAGCTCCAGCAGCTACGGTAGAATTAAATGCTGCTTTGGTGGCAATAGATGCTGATGCAGTAGGGACTATATATCAGAATGTAGGTGCTACTAGTGTGTTCACACCTTCTACTGGTCTTGGGTATAAGATTGTTGATCCAGTAACAGTAGAAGAGACAGAATTTATTCTGGATATTGGAACTATTAAATTTTTTGCTTCAGCTACACAAACTGGAAATATCAAGTGGTATCTGTCTTATCAGCCGTTGACTCCTAGTGCTGTGGTAGTGGCTGCTGCTTAAATTGAAAATTAACTTTAAATTTGTTTGGAGGATAATATGAGTGCTTTTTTGGGAATGAGGGGTAATGGGGACTGGGCAACAGATCAAAGACCTAAGGATTGGAGGGAGGGGATGCTCTTCCTGTATCCTAATGGTGATATGCCCTTGAATGCGATACTTAGCAAGATGGGCAGTGAGAAGGTAACTGATCCTGAGTATTACTGGTGGACCAAAGGGTTACCGACTCAGGGTGGAACTGTCGCTGATGTGTATACTAATTCAACTCTTGCAAGTGCATATGCTACTGGTGGTGCGGTAGGGGATATTCTGTACGCAAAGGTTGCTGCAGCGGTAGCAAGTGAATTTAGGGTTGGT